TCAGCATTGGTCTTCTCAGTCCCTATTTGCTCGATTGTAAGAGCCAAAGCGGATGCGGCAAGACTTGCTGGCGTGGTCTCAGGACAGATACCAAGTTCGTCAATCATATTACCAATACGTACTGCAGTTTCCAAAATACGACCGTGAAGAACACGAGGTGTTTCAAGTTTATAGATAGCGGGTTCAAGATAATGGCGGAAACTCGTGCTCGGAGTTCCTGTTTCTTGTTGTTGATGGCTCTTCTCAGGTTTTGACTGATGCAGATGCTCCTCCAAAAGTCCAGAGAATTGCTTTACTCCGCGGGTAATAAGCTTTACATCAATCTGGAAGATATCTGCGATTTCCTGAGGACGACGAGGCGTATCGTGACGCTTCAGACTTTCGTATAAGCACGCCGCTAAAAGAGCGTCCTTCTGTTGACCACGACAAATACAGAGTGGGCTGACCTGTGCATACAGCTGTTTTGTCTCTTCGACGATGGCATTGCTTATCCCCACTCCGCTAGCACGGACTTGAAGCATCTCAAATACGGTCCACAGAGTACGTTCTCTATACGGCATGATTGTCCAAAGATGGTATTGCCGAATGCGACGCATAGCACGATTGTCACCGGGACGGGTCATAATACGTGTGCCGAGTGACGACTCTGGCAAAAGCGGGTTGAGAGGATTTCCTACACGGGTAGGATCGGAATTTCGGTCCTCCGAACCAAACCAACGATACTCTGCCGATGTATCGATCGTAAATCCTAGGTGATTACCACAAGCTGTACATACAACTTCTTCATCGTCAACATGGATCCATGTAGCTGTCGTACACGTTGAACACATATATCCATCTTCAATCACTGGTTTTTCATCCGTGAAGAACTGGGTCCAGTCCTCGCTTTCGACTTTTACTGTTTTTTCTTCTCCTGCTCCGCCTTGTACTCCTGGAAAGAGGCTGTTTGACATATTTACCAGACTGTCCAATTTTTACATCGTAGTCACTTTTTATCCTCCGCAAGAGTAAATGGGCAGCATGTTAGGTCCAAACTACAGTTACGCAGACGAACTAGCGGCTCCAAGTGAATTGGGAATACGTCGTGATGGCAGCGTAGATGGTATTATGCGCGCTGTAGCGGGTATTAATTATTATGTGGACGCCATCGGATTTGGTGAGGCGACTATGCTTGCAAAGGGTATGGGTCTTGACCAGAAGCCACTGGGCCTCAGATATTTTATGAAGACGGGTGCCATCTGTAGTAATGGAGCGGATATGTATGACTATATTGATACTGTACCACCGGGCATGAGTGGTCGCATAGGAAAGGAGATAAAGAACGCACTTGGCGTAGATATGAAGGGAATGGCGCCCGGTATAATGAGCGACGCTGTAGGCGCACTCAATCCGACACCAATGTTTAAATCAATTGTAGGCGGGGGATACTCACAATGCAAAAAGGTTACACGACAGGTCGGAGACTTACGCAATTCTGTTAGAAGCCGTTTCGACAATAATAATGTATGGATCACTGACCCGTGGAAGTCGATAAATGGCACACCGGCACAAACACGCTGGGTTCATGATAAGTACATTTCACAAGAGGAGTATGATAATACACCAAAAACAGAAAAGGAAGGTGCCTTACCGGATACGGGCGGCAACTTTTCGGAGGGGTTTGCGAATCCTGAAAACAAGGTCGCTGCGGGCCTTCTTTTCACAGTATTACTTTTTGGGGTTATCGCTACTGTTGCTGTTCGTAAATAGCTTACTTGGACAGCGCCTTAAACACACCGAGCGCTGCGAGGCCACCCAGGATTTGGAGCACGATGTAGCCGGCAGCCTTGGCGGGTGCAATATCACCCTTGGCCAGGAACATCAGAGTAACTGCAGGGTTGAAGTGGGCACCGCTGATACCTCCCGCAAGGAGGATGCAGACGAAGAATGTCAACGCGATAATCATAGGCTGGCCTGTGGCGACGATAGAGCTCAGGAAGAGGAACGTTCCGAGGAACTCAACAGCATAGTGGAGCATTTTCTACTGAGTGGCCGGAAAATAGATTTTGACAGCATGTGTTAGAAATGACAAGTTACTGCCGGAATTTTTTCACCTTGTCGGCACACCAACGTCCGACTGTTGGAGATATCAAGATGGGTGTAGTGAATAGGGACCATTTAGGATGGTTGAAATGCGACGGCCGTGCCCTCTCAGTACAGCAATATTATCAATTGTGGGAAGTTATAGGGTACAGCTTCACACCGGCGGGCCAACCTGATACGATTTTCTATTTACCAAACCCGGCGGGTACTGTTCCCGGCATAGCGGGTACTGGTACTGATAGTCGCATGAGCACTTTCACATTCAATGTAGGCCAGCAGTACGGTGAGTATGAGCACGTTTTGACAATTCCTGAGATGCCGGCGCACAACCACTTTGGCAATACCAGCACCATGTCAACGGGCATCACGATTTTGAATAATTCAACTAGTATTACAATTTTGAATAATTCTACAAATATTTATGATAGTGGCCACGTACATACATATTCAATTGTAAATGGAGTAACAGACGCAGCAGTGTCATTGACAACTAATCCTGCTTATGATGCTATTGGAACTGTTAACACAGGCTCGAGCCAAGCTAATATAGTAGATCCTCAGCACACACACAGATACACAGATCCTCAACACAAACATAATTACACCGACCCCCGTCACTACCACTATTTTAGCACATCCTACACTGGTGGCGACCTTCCTCACAATAATGTCCAGCCAACCCTCACGATTGGCAATATGTTCATCTACTCAGGTTATGGCCGCAATGCAAATGGCCAGACGGACCCCTTATTATGGCCCTACGCGATTGGGACGAACCTCCTCTGAGGTTTTAGCCTTAGCGGATACGTATTTTAAATACTCAGCGTGTGACGGAAACGATAACTTTGGCTGTCGCGCAATATCTTTTAGAAGCGTCGCATCCGCACGAGCGGTGGTAGCGACACTACTTTCAAGCTTCCTAAGTTGCCTAGCAGGCCTCTTCGAAAGCAAAATCTGTCCAGCTGCCAAAGGTTTTATCGTATCTACGGGTAACTTGGACGGTTCTTCCGCAAACGTCGCAATACGAATACTATAGGTATGTGCATAGTCTAAACCCACTACGTCCACATAACCACGACCTGCATCGTATGCATACTGTGTGGAACTAACACTTGCACCAATCGTTGTATTATCCATACAGACATCAGCCATAATATAATATGGTGTCGTACATCCAGTATGGATCCGTAAACCCTTTTCGATTGCTTGTGTGTGTAGAATGGCAATAGGAGACGGCCGGATACCAACAGACATCTTAGGGTTCGCAACAAGTGCTGGTCCATAGACAGCTGTCCACATCACAGTGCCTGTCTGGGGTGTTCCATACCACGAGCCTACACGAAAAAACCACACACCGTTTCCTGTATCAATACTAATGCCTGTGCCATCGGGAATGACAAACGTTCTCATCGTATTCGTAAACTCAATGTTTTTCGCAATCTGTACACATAAAGCGTAGGGACCACCGGCACGTTCCCAAGTGATATTCAAATGTGAGCCATCGACAGAGCATTTCGCGTTCAGCACAGACATCTTCTACTAGACCCATTCTCTTGGTCTAAAACTAAAAAACGCATCTATGTATAAATGACAGTCACATTTGTTACAGCTCTTTACATTATACCAAATAATGAATACCGTGATCCAGTATTTTATTTAGATAAGATTGAATATCTTATCCAGAGCGGTGTCCCAGTCATCTGTTATTTAGATAAGACCTTAGAGACACAAGGTGAGATCCTGAAAAAAAAATATCCGAATCTGACTATTCCTGAATATGTTGCTTTAGATAAGTCTTGGGTTCCTAATGACGTACGTTTACCTGGAGATCGCAATAAACAGAAGGATACAATCGATTATTTTTGTATTCAATTGAGTAAACTCAAGTGCTTAACCGATGCATCTAAATATGCCACCACAACTCATACAGCTTGGATTGACGCTGGTATTTTTTATATGTTTAACGATAAAGAGAAAGCAAAGAGCATACTTAATGAGATTGCTAATGCATCTTGGCCAAATAAAATACTTGCACCAGGTGGATACAATAACGAAGAAATTAAAAAGGTGTGGGAAATAAACAATACATATTTTTTCCTAGATTATATATTTTGGAATTATTTAGGAAGTTTTCTTCTAGGTGATAAAACATTATGGTTAGCTGCCTATGAACAGCAAACCGCAGTTGTAACTAAGCATCTTCCAAGATTAGCATGGGAAGTAAACTATTGGTCACAAATGGACGTATTTACATGGTATCGCGCCGACCATAATATTAGCATGCTAGAAAATGTACTACAATTTAGACAGTTCTAGATGCGCATAGGCCTAAAAGAAAATATCTTTTAAATATTTAAAGATGTCTGTGACTTTTGTAACTGCGTTTTACGCAATTCCAAATAAATATCGTGCGCTCGAAACTTACTTGCAAAACTTAGAGAAACTCATCCAAACTGGTGTTCCTATTTTATGCTATTTAGATGCTTCTTTGAAAGAACAAGGCAAAGCACTTTTGAAGAAGTACAAGAATTTTAAAATCCCTCAATATGTAACCTTAGATATGTCTTGGATACCTGAAAATGTTATTCTTCCCACCATACGTAATGAGGAGAAGGATACAAAAGAATATTTAGCTGTTCAACTACAAAAAACGTGGTGCCTCGCTGAAGCATCAAAATATGTCTTTACTTCTCACATTGCTTGGATTGATGCTGGAATTGTTCATATTTTTAAAGAAGAAGCATCCATGAAACTATATCTTGAAAAAATTCGTAATAGCAACTGGCCAGGTGAAATTATTTGTCCAGGCTGTATGTGGTTAGAAGCTGTTGCGGAGTTATATGGTGAAGGTAAACCTTATACAATGATGACTGCTATTTGCTGGAGATATCTAGGAGGGTTTTTACTTGGACCGACCGACGCATGGCCGGCGTTCTATGAAAATCAGACAAAATGCGTAAAAGAACACTTACCTCATCTTGTATGGGAAGTAAACTATTGGGCTATGCTTGAACAGTTCAAATGGTATCAAGCAGATCATAATATTTGTATGTTTGAAAATCTAATGGAATTTGCTTTACCTAGCGCCTAGGCCGTTCCACATAATCCTGGCCGATTGCGCGCAAGCGCGACTCTGGTAGGATACGAGAGCAGATGCTCATACTTTCCAACTCCTGCAAGAACAACTTGTAGGCGTAGGGAACACGCACCTGGCTGAACTCGGTCGTATTAGGGCAAGACACACACTTATAAATACCCGCCTTAGGATTGACTAACCCAATGAGACCACAGGACTTGCAGACGTGACACTGGAAATTGTCGGACTTCTCCATCATAATCTCCTTGAGGAACTCAGTCGCACCGTGAGCCACAATACAATCGCGCTCCATCTCACCGAAGCGGAGACCACCGTCACGCGCACGGCCTTCCGCGGGCTGCCTGGTCAGCATCACGAGCGGACCTGAGGACCGGCTATGGATCTTGTCATCCACCATATGCTTCAACCTCTGGTAGAAGATTGGGCCCATGAAGATGCTCGTGGACATCTGCTTACCTGTAGTGCCACAGTAGAGCACTTCGTTTGAGTAAGGCTCAAGTCCCATGCCGTCGCGGAGTGTGCGACTGAGACCATCAACAGACACATTTGTAAACGGTGAGCCGTCACCGACTGTGCCTGTCTCTGCACCGATACGACCCATGAGCGTCTCCATCAAGTGCGCAATCGTCATACGTGACGGAATGCAATGCGGATTGATGATGATATCAGGGATGATACCTGACGCCGTCTGCGGCATGTCCTCAGGTTCCAAGATCATGCCCACAGTTCCCTTCTGTCCGTGGCGAGAACAGAACTTGTCGCCAATCGTCGGCGTGCGCTCTGAACGCACACGGATCTTAATAAAGGAGAAGCCCTCGCCGTTGCGTCCACGGTAAATCTTGTCCACAAAGCCCGTCTCATTGTTACGCAACATCTTTGAGCTATCGCGGAACCGCTTACCACCGGCGGCCTCAACCGCCGCAGCCGCCTGCGCCGCCGACATAGCAGCCAGACTACTGTGAGAAACTCCAGCACTCATCGCCCCCTCTACGGCACGCAGACGGATAGGGACAACCTTGCCAATGAGTACATCGTCATTGTCAACGTAGGTGTTCTCTGGAACAATGCCGTCCGCGCCCAGTTTCTCGTAGTTCGCGAGCTTCAGATGTCTCGTTAAAGCCGGATCCGGCTTGCAGAACCGCTCTTCCTCACCACTGGCCTGGTTCTTCTTCTCCTCGTCCTTATATGTGCGATAGAAGATAGAACGGAATAGGCCACGATCCAACGCCGCCCTATTGATCATAACACTATCTTCCTGATTGTATCCACCGTACGTCATAATAGCAACAACGATATTGTAGCCTGAAGGCATATCCTGCGCACGATAGTACTTGCTCATGTAGGGCGAAACAAGAGGGCGCGCCGTGTACATCAGCAAATTGCTCATGGTATCCAGACGCTCTGTAAAGTTCAGAGCGTAGACGCCCATGGCCTGCTTACCCATCGCTGCCTGATAGGAGTTACGGGGCGACTGGTTGTGGTCTGGAAACGGAATATTCGAACCCATCGTGCCGATAATTACAGACGGATGAATTTCCACGTGAGTGTGGTCATACTCGAGCGTATTGTGCGTCTTGGCAATGTAGAGATGCTCGGATTCACCGGCGTCTACAAACTCAATCAGATGGTCGCCAGCAGGGCTAGTCCACATCATGAGATCATTCCATGAGGTTGCGGCCTCCCAAGGCGGAGCACACTTCTTTGAAAGAATATCGCGAATGGCGGATGCATTGAACAGAGGACGGACTAGACGACCACCTTCCGTGTTCACCCAGACTTCCACAGAGTTTGCATTAAACACAATGCTCGTGAACGGATTGATACGACCGGCAGTCTTAGCGCGACGAAGAGCATTTACAGCGACAGCTGCATTTCCGCCACCATTGAGTGTACCCACCCATGTACCATTGATGAAGACCTTGAGTGCCGTCTTCTTTTCAATGGACGTAGTATCAGGCAGATGCTTCATATTCAGTTCGTCGTACAGAATTTTGAGAACAGGCTGTGGAGAAGACGGCAGAGTAGCTGTTGACGTGCTGCCAAGGTTCTTGACTACACCTACAGAATGGCCTTCAGGTGTTTCACAAGGACAGATAAATCCGTATTGACTGTTGTGCAGCTTACGCGGCGGAATGAGCTTACCAGTCTTCTCAATCGGTGTGCTGATACGGCGCAAATGGCTGATGCCGCTCAAGAACGTCAGACGGTTCATTACCTGTGAAATACCGGTCTTGGTGCCCATCTTACCAGCCTGGAAGTTGCCTGTGGCAAGTGCAGACTTCATACCGACTTCAACGAGTGTCGTCTTCAAAATCTTGTATACATTGGTCGTATTGATAATGTTCTCGAACTTACCAGAGGCCTTCCAAGAGCCATTGTGAATTTCCTTCATGATCGTGGACTTCATATCCTTGATAACCTTTGTGCCGAAGTAGAAGCGGAACAGGTTTCCTAGAAGATTACCAGGTAGTTCCACCTTCTTATTGGGATAGCCGTCACGGTCATCGTAGGGGATTTTGTTGTGGTAGACATCAAGAACCTTCTTCGTCATTGCAGCGAGGAAACAGGCCTTCTCATAGTACATCGTTCCGCCACCAATATGCGGTAGAAACTCCTCGGCGAGGATTTCACCAATCATCTTCTCCTTGGGCGCCTTGACCGTACCGAGTGTGCTCGCTGTGAGCTGCTCACGGATACCGCCACCACTACCGATATGGCGCTGAAGCCAGTCCTGCGCCGCCTGCTGTGTGCGGATTTCTGCGGAGTCGGCGATACACTCCTGAAAGATCATATCATAGTCAGACTGCGTGGAGCCCATAATCATTTCGAGGATATCCTTGTCTGAGCAGATACCGAGCGCACGGAACATCAGAAAGAGCGGAACCTCAGCCTTGATACGCGGCAGCGTCATACGGATGTACTCTGGGCCGGTGGCAATCTTTGCATTATAGAGCACCTTGACGGCGCAGTTCTTGGGTACACCTTCGTTATCTGGGCCGATAGACTTGCACTCAATAATTTCGGCCTCCTTGTTCTTCGCCTTATTGTTACGGAACACGAACATTCGGTTCTCCGCCATGCGCTCCTGTGAAAGAATGATACGCTCACCGCCCTGTACAATGAAGTAACCGAATGGATCAGCGGAGCACTCACCGAGCTCTCGCGGATGCTTCTCAGGGCTCTCCGAAAGCAGACAGTACTTGGAACCTACCATGACAGGAATTTTACCAGCGAGAACACGCTGCAGCGTTCGCACCCGTGTCTCTGTAGTGCCCTTACCAGGATCCGTCATGGTCGTGGTCACCTCCATATCGAGGTACACTGGTGCAGCATACGTGAAGTTGCGCAGACGTGCATCATTAGGATACATAGGCGTGAGAGCTCCATTGTTTTCGAAGATAGTAGGCTTC